GCTTTATCTGGATTATATGCTAACTTAATAGAATTTTTTACATTTCCACGGTTAAACCCTGCAGGAGACCACCATGGATCTCGTGTATTATCCGTTTGAACCATTAATCCGGCAGTATCGCCATTTAATGGGACATATCTATAAAGATCATTATACTTGTCATATTGATATTTCCAACCAGAATCCATTACCGCATAAGATGAACTTGGTAGGTCATTACGATACTTGATAATATCATCACGCTCTTTTCCAGAATATGCGTTGTTATGTACAACATCCGCTCGTTCAGGTGAGATCACGGCAATACAGTCTTTTCTACTTTCGGCAATATTAGTGATTAAATGCTTTGCTAAAGTTTTATCAGCAGCAGAACCCAATAGAAATGAAATGTCTACATCTTCAGCGGACTTAAAAATATCGTATGATTTAACTTTTTGCGCTGGAGTAACGTTAGATCCATCAATTCCACCAGTCATACTATTATCATCAATGACAATGTCGCCGATTGTATTCTTTTTCGTAAATGTTGCTCCGCTTGAAGCTAATTGCCCAGAATTTGCAGTAAGTTTATTCGCATACCAAATATAAGGCGATTGTTGGTTGATAACTTCTTTATAGTAATTTCCTGCACCTTGTTCTGTTTTACCATCAGCAGCTAATGATAGCATTTCATAGGCTTCAAGAACTGTTCCAGGTTGCCCTGTAAATGCTCCGTCCTCATCGATGACCGCAATATTCACAGCATCGCCTGTTGCGCCATGAGTTTCAGCATATGATGTAGTTTCTGGCGAATTGGTAAATACACCTGAATATTTCCATTGGCGTAGTAGATTGGAATCCCATCCACCAGCACCAGAATAGTCTGAAGTTAAAGTTACAGTATTACCTAAAGCCGATTTAACTTCATATGGGTCTTCGTTCTCCCCAAGAAAAACAATATCTCCTGCAGCAAAATGCACTTCTGCATTAGCTAGGACAGTTGGGTTATTTGTTCTGTTTGGGTCGCCCCCTAAACGTACAATATTATTCCCATATTCGGGTTTGTATGTAAGTTCTTCGCCAAATCGATGTTCGAACGCATATGGTGTAAGGCACGCAGAAACTTTTAAACTGTTTCCAAGTTTTCCTGGATATTTAGCAACCCATTTGCCATGCGCAGAGTCTGTAGCGTATGATTCATTATAGTGATCTTCATTCTTAACGAGAACTGCGGTGTTGCCAGATGTCGCATTATTTGCAGTAGAACCAACAGATCTGTTTACATATAAAGCGTTCCCGTAAGAAAGAAAGTTTGCTGCAGTAAAAAAATCAGTTGCAGTATTTGAGTTTGGTTTATGGTAAATGTTGACCAATCGATCTTCGCTATCAACAAGGACACGTTGATCAACTGGTCCCCATGATGATTGTATTGCAATTGCTCCTTCGGTGGTGCTAACTGCAGGGACAACTGTCGTGAGATCGATCTCACTAACATTTACTCCTGGTGATACTTGGAAAGGCATCTTTTTATCTCCTTTTATGTAAAGGTCAAATCGTTATTTCAATTAAAACTTATTTATAAAAACCTTATTATTGAAATCGGTTAGGAACTATTTCCCCATTAGAAAAATCGTGGTCTCCGCCCCATTCTTCGGGTTGTCCTGGAGAGGAATCCCAATCGTCCGAACCATCATTAATAAAACCAAAAGGAAGTAAATCGTCTTCTAATTCCTTTCTTGTCCTATCTCTTAGGTGTTGAAGTGTACTAATATCAGTCAAATGCTTAAAATATTGTTGGTCAGATAACCAAGCAAATAACACTAACCCCATCACCAAATCGTCATGGCTTCCAGATTCGGCTTCATATGATACGCCCTTTCTAGAAAATGTCGACAATTCGCTAATAGTATTAAAATCATTAACTATCAATTGATCTTGCTCTATTAGCAATTTTAATACTGAACAACCGACAGACTTCACTTGTTTAGTTGTCCGAACACCTTTATCGGCTTTCTTTGATCCAAATCCGCTAGATATTCTTCTTCCTGCTCTTCCTGCGGTTTCCGTATATAGAATGTTCTCGTATTCGTATTCGTGAAGCAATAACTCGGGGATTTGCCCCCCAATATCATTAATTTCGGTCAACACTTGGGCATCATTATACTTTTTGGATAATATATGTATAATTTCGGTGTATTCTATCGGAACTATCATATTATCCCTGAACGTACATACTTGCTTATATGGCATTTTTGTAGCGTCTATGATATGCATTGCTGAATAGTCTAAACCCTTTCCTCTAGATACATCAACGATAGCGAAATACGTGTTCCCTTGAATTGGCTCCTCATAAATTGAAACGCCATTAGCTTCATGGATTGGATTTTTAGGAACTAAATTTTTCAATTTACTGCCATCAATCAATGTTCCTGATGACCCAAGAAATTGGCATTCAAATTCTTGAGCGAATTTCTGTAAGTCGAAATCCATTGATGCAAGAGTATCCCGTTTCCATTCTTCATCGCGACCAGGAACCCTTTGCCATTTAACTTCAATATATTGATATCCGTTGGTATTTTCAATAGCACCGTGGCATGTTTTATAGAAATGGTTCAACCCATTGGGAGTTGAAGTTAATAGAATTTTAGTAGTTTTTCCTGAAGATATTGTCGGGAATACTGAAGCAAAAAATTCATCCCAATTCTCTACAAATGCCGCTTCATCAATATATAAAAAAGAAACCGATTTTCCGCGAATACCAGAAGAAGATGTTGCCGCAGCAATAATTTTACACCCATTTTCAAATTCAACAGAACCTTTATTCCATTCAATGACGCCTTGTTGAATCCATTTAGGGAGTGCTTCGTAAGCAATTTTAATTCTATCTAAAATTTCTCTAGCAGCATCACCTTTATTGGCAAGAAGTGCTACCGTTTTATAATCGTTGAATAATATATAATGTAATATAGTTGCTACAGCTGTTGTAGTTTTCCCAGCTTGCCTAGAAGTTACAACCGTCACACGACGATTGTTTGTTATTTTTTCGATAATTTCTTTTTGATAATCATACAGCTCAATAGGTATTAATCCACGATCAACATGAACTATATTGATGTATTTTTCTGCAAAGTATGCCGGATCATTGATACATGAAAGGTATTCTTTAAGCCTTTCTTCACCCCAATCAACATTAACCCTTGCTCGTTTGAGGTTTATATTTCCAAGATAACCTTTATCTTTATTTTCCATTATAATCTTTCATCATTTTTAATAGATCTGCAGTAGAACCTACAAATAAATTATTATTCGTCACTTCATCATTAACCCCATCGTCTTTTTTTATTTCTCTGACTTGTTTTTGTATTGATATAAGGTCTTTATTTGCATCAACTAATGTTTTGGTGAGTTGCGATACGACTTCAAAGGCACGAGGATGCTCGCTCGCCTTTGCCAATTGCAGTAAAGAATTTAATGCATCCGACCCTTGTTCAATAATTCCATATAAGTTCCCTCTAGCATATTCATAATCATTTTGTATATCTTTTTCTTGCCCATCCGACTTAGGAATTATTACAGGTCTACTTTCAGGCTGAATTAATTCGCCCTCAATTCCTAATATACCATTCATATTTTCGTGTAGGTTTTTCATTAATGTTCATGCCTATTCTTTCCATCAAAATAATCATAATTGTCGAATGCATAATCCCAAGTGCTATTGGCTGAAATTGTATCGTATGCTACAGATTCAGATGGGTTTGTTGTCGGATACCCATTAGCATACTGTCCAGGAGTCAATACAATTTTTTTATGCGGTCCGACTTCGGTTGTTATAGGATTAGCAGTATCTTGAGCCACCATATCAACGACTGTCCTGTTAATGACGCCACGATTTCGAATTGGACCCCACAAATACCCTTTCATAGTAAAATTGAATGTGTAGATTATAGCACGACGTGAAGAAAAATCGGCTTCATAAGAATCCTCAATCGACATATCATTCATAATAGTAGGAACATCAAAATATTCATCAAGTTCATCTATCAGTTTAACGCTTGCCGTCCATTCTGGTCTAAAGAAAGGAATAATTTGTTCTACAACTTGTACAGCATCCTCATTATTTGAAAACATACCATAAAGGGACATATTAAAATTATAAGGAACGGGAGTATATTGGCTAGTCAATTTCTTGGCATCGCTATTCACTGCAGTCATTTTATGCATCTTATTTAAGGTGCGAGTTTGGTCTGCTTCCATTCCAGTGAGTTCAAACGATAATCTAGGAAGTTGAACCGCAACTGAACGTGTGTCAACTGGATCTTGTCTAAGACGTGCTAACCAATGTTCCTTTGGACCATATGCTATAGGAACCCTGATATTCTGATTTAAGGTTTCGCTCGACCGAATAACATCAATATCATTAAACATTCTACCAAATAAAATGATAAATTTTCGAATTGTACCGTTATAAAAATATGGAACCATTATAAGTCCCCAAAAGGATTAGACTCAGACCAATCGACAAAATTTGTTGTTGGGTTAGTTGTCTGTTTTGTAAGAAATTCATTAATCGCAGAGGAATCAGTATTTTCGATTTTATATTCCTCTAAAACAATGGCTGCCCCATTTTCCATAGTAAGATCATATCCCAATTCGTCTTTTAGATTATAGAAGTTTTTATCGCCAGAATAATCTTCTTCAATTTTATCAATGGCAGGAATACCAGTGTCAATTTTTTGATGACTATACTCAAACATTTCGCATCGTAAATCATAAGTTTGAATAGAACCCATTTGATAAAAAATTGATTCATGATCCACAAATTTAACTTCAAACATTTTCTTATTCAAAGGAAAATATATTATATCTCCTTCTATCGGCTCATTAGTATTATCTGTAGATTCTAAAACTTCTTCTGAGAAACGTCGTTGAGAAACAGTTAGAGTCATTTCGTCTCTAATTTCTAAGCCGAATTTAGAAAGAAATTTCCCATCACCCTCAAATCCGTCTACGTTTTTCACATACATTTCTAATTGATATGCGTTATCGAATTTTGATAATGCGTCTTCAGTGAACAGCAAATCTTCGTTAACTAAAGTTCTCGGGATATAGAAACATTCGACCCCATATATTTGAATTGATTCAGCAACTAAATCCTCAATAAGCCGTTGCTCCATTGAGTTTGTGTAGTTATTAAAATAATGATTTACAGTTGGCATAATATTACCCCATCAAATCATATGTAGGAAGACTGTAAGTATTCACCATTTCTTCTTCAAGACGTTTTATTTCTTCTTCCGCTTCTTGATAGATTTGTTCGCCATTAAATTGAACTCCTCCTGGAAGTTGCATTCCGGTGAACTTCTTCATATTAGTTCCCCACTGGCGTTTAATCAGTTGTGTTGCATATTTTCGTAACCAACGATCTCCCCAAACATCAGCATATGCGGAAGGATCAACCGTTTTATAGCATTCTATTATAACATATTGATCGGCAGAAACATTGGTTTTCCAATCCATATCAATATACAATCGATTAGTATGGCGATTGTACCGAACTAACTGTTTCCCGACAAAAAGTTCCTGCATCAATGCTATACGCTCCATAGACATGGTGTAATTAGCAAAAGACCCATTTGACCAATTATGTATATCAGACATTGCCATCTGATATTTTAGATTGAACATATTCCCTGAAGCTATACTAGACCCAATCGGCAATATCCCGACAACTCCGTTAATTGTATCAGGAAGAGTGATATACTTATTATCAATATCATCAGACGTGACTAATATTTTATAATAATCGTGTTCCATTCCATCATAATGGAAGTCTCTATAATATTCTAGTGCGTCATCGATACGATCATCAACTTGATCTTCGTCTACATTAATCTCGATAACTGGTGCACCAAGTTCTCGGAGACAATATTTTTTAAATTCTATACGAGTTTTAGGAGTTGCCATATTAGTCCCAGCGGTTTTTAATTTCTATTGAAACTATTTAGTTTCTATGATTTGCCCAAATAAAATGATCCAGCTGCTAAAATACTAATCTTCAGCCACTCAAAATGAACCACTGCATTGTCAAATCGTAAGTATTCCGTTACAGTCTTAGACGTGTCAAATATCCCAAAAAAGTATGAGCCACCAACTTGAGTTTGAACGGGAACTACAACATCAAGACCAGCAAGTCCCGCAAGCATTGCCCAAGCACCCATTGCAACCATAGACAAAACGAATATTCGTCTCGTCAGTTTTGCGAAGGGATCGTTCGAATGCCTATTTGCTGCTGCGTCTGCCGATTTGGATGCTGACTCTCTGTCCGCCATCCGATGTTCGTGTTTCTGTTGACGATCTTTCATCAACAATTCCATTTGGGCTGCTTTGTTTTTTTGAGCCTGATCCATGAATTTGAACAGACCGCCCATTGCTGCGCCCCCTGCCATTGTTATCAACTCTACTGGTATCATTTTTTTCGCCCCTTTTCTTTATAAATCTAAATCGCCTATACCTATTTATAGCAACACATATTCCGGACAATGCCGCAATGATAACCAGCCATATTGGTATAGATTTGATCCCAGAAATGAGATCAAATTTTGGGTCTAGAGGGGGAGCCAGGATTTTATCAATAACTTCAACATTAGGAACTATAGAAGAATGTTCTGGGCTAGATGATTCAACCACCATTTTTCCTTCGTCATTTTTTGTGACTACGGTTTCTATGGTGGTCGGTATTTGATCAACTTCAATTTTAGATTTTGTTGCTGCTATAAGTTCAATTGCAACAGGAATAACGGATTCGCATCCAACTATAATTAAGCAACATAACATCAAACATAATCTAATCATAATATTAGAATATCGTTCACCTATT